TCGGCACGCCTTGAAGTAATTGGGGAAGTTATTTCAGGGTCCTTCTACTAAAGGACAAATAAAAAAAGCCCCCGCTCATCAAGATATTTCTTGACGGCGGGGGTCTTTTGTTTAAACAGTATTAAGTTATTTTACTCTACCGAATTCGGCAGCCGATGGGTCCAACCACTTCAACACGGGACCGAGGAAACCTGCGAGGGCAGCCACTGCTAGTGTTTTAATGTCTGTTTCACCAGCGAGGTAGAGTGCGATTGCAGCAGATGCTGCAGCACGGAACCAGGTTAGCGATACTTGCTTTAGTTGTTCCAGCATTTATTTACCTTTCTTGTTTGCCAAACCATGTACCTTGCAACAAGTACATACCAATACTTCAGCCTTAGCAGGCTTTTTCTTAGGTGCTGAACCGATGGCTTCTGCCACTATTTGCTTGGCTAGGCTTGGTTGATTCTTCCACCAGAACCAAGGGCTGGTATCGCCAGCGTACTCAGGTTTGATGGAAACATGGAGGTGCTTGGTATGCGGATTTTGACCCGTATACTTTCGGTCACCCTGCTTTGCATGTTGGCGTGACCAAATCTTACTATTGAATATTAGATAACTAACTCGGTTATCTTCTTTAAGGCGTTGAAAAATATCTGAACAGTCAATACCGTTCTTTGGGTCATGGGTTAAATCTACCGCAAGACCTGTGTTGTGGTCTGAGTTAGGACTTAGTGCCAAATGTGCAGTGGAAGGGAGTAAACCGTCTGATGCTTTCTTGCGTAGGGGGGCAAGAGCAGTCGCCTGGCGTAGCATGGACAATGCAGCAGGGCTGGCAGACTTTGCAACTTTGGGTTTGGTCATCGCTCATTTCCTCAATGCTTCTTTAACTAACTCAGTTAATAGTTCTACTTTTTCTTCCAGTAAATTAACTTTATCTTTAACACTAGAGCCACCATTGGGTCTTAATTCATATAGGTAATGCTTGACCATCCAGCGCACAGCGCCAGCAAATCCAGCAACTAAAGTTAATATGGCTACGGCTAAGCCAGCCCAATCAGCAGGTGTCATGTTCTTTTCCTTAAGTGTTTAGACGACAGTACGAGCAGTAATCTGGAGAATCCCACCATAGCCTGAGAAGTTGCCATTTGGTGGACTTGTGCGGGTGAAAGTCACCTGCTCAATCACTGCTTCCGTTGGTTCTCCATCGGCAGTGAAATCTTGGATGATGATTGTTTTACCTTGTGCTTCAAGTTGTTCTAATGATTGGAGTCTACCGAGCGCATAACCTTGGAAGCCCATAAGGTTTTTGCCCATAAGGTTTTTATGGCGGTCACGCTCAGAGTCAAAACAAAAGACAGGAAACTGAACAACACGAGCACGGGTAGGAGTAGGCAAAGCCTTAACAGAGTAACCATAAACAACAGCGCCAGTCGTGGCAGTCGTATCGTTACGATTGAGGCGGAGTTTAAATTGCGCTTCAACATTAACATCCTCAAAAACGGAGGATAAGTCATAGTCATAGTCCTCTGTGCTTCCTTGTGCCACGGTACGAAAGGCTGAATCTACTCCATTGTCAACACGGAAAATATCAATATCACCTTGCAATGTTCCTTCGGTGCGTAGTTTTATACGCTTCCATGCTTTGTTCTCAAGAGTTTCATAACGGATAATACCTGTTGTTAACTCACCTGATTCAACTAATTCTGTAGCATGTTCAATGAATAAACCATCGCCGTTAACACAGAAGGCTAAGCGCCCAGTAATAGTAAGTGCTACGCCTTCTACTTTACCTGTTACTTCTGAGGCATAGACATCAGTTGCATAGGCATAGCCACCATTTTGCAGTGGTTGACCTAAATCAACTCGGTAAATTCCAGAGTAGCCACCAATACCAGAGTCAACTCCAGCATATATGTACGAGCCAGTAGCGCTCATTTTGAATACACCAAGTGAGGTTTTAAATACAAGCGGTCCATAGGACAAATCGCCAACCTCATTAGCAATAGCAACACGCAAGCCTTGGCTAGTACCAAGGATTACATAGGTTCCTAAGTAACCAAGTAGTCCAGTAATCTGCTCATCATTAGGAAGCGAAACAACAGTAGTCATTGTATTTAGCGTTCCATCATTAGCAACAGTTATTTTAAATACACTGCCTTGATTACCAGAAAATCCACCTACATAGATTGCTGCGCCTGACTCGGCAACGGCTCTAAAAGTATATGAAGTAGGTAGCGTAGAACTACCATTAACCGCAGTAAGAGTGCTTAGGTTTATGGATGAGCCAGTGTTTTTATTTAATTCATAAACAAATGTATTTTTGTTTGTGTCATGATAAGCCAATATAAAACGATTCTTAACATATCCAATGGTGCCTTGCTCTGCATTGGCGGTATTAATTGCATAATCCTGATGTATAGCAGGGGAAGTTGCATCAAAGGAATAGCGCCAAACCTTGGTGGGGGTAACCATCATTAGGTCATTACCGCCCATGGTTACGGCAATAATGCTTTCAGTAATGTCGGTGTTGGTTAGTATTGTAGTTTCTGTTAAGTCGCTTACTCTAATGCGAACCACACGAGCAGCCTCAGTAGAGGCGTACTTAACCAAGATTAGATATTCAACGCCAGCAATTACCGTATTAAAAACACGGCTATCTCCTGTTGCTGCTTCTTGTAATGCTGTTCTACGCAGCAAAGATATTTCTCCAGGAGTCCAAGGATTAATACCTACTGAATCATAGAAACGAAAGCGTGCTTCCTCTAGGGTTCCAATGATTGGCTCTTGATAGGTAGCCCCCGCACCAAGGTGAAAGGATGACTGAGAGCGAATCCAGTAGCCAGAACCAGAGAGCGACTGCTCGCCTGGGTCACGGAGTTGGTCCACACGCTGAGTACGAAACTCTGCAGTCTGCCTACGGTAAGGGGTGTTATCAGTAATGGCATAGATGAAAGGCATGCCACCGATAGCAACATCATACTTATAGGTAGTTGGGTCGTAGTATGCAGAGATGCGACCCGATAAGTCAAGGATTACGCGTTCAGATATATCGGGCGGTCTACTGTCTGCCATGTTGCTCCTTCATGATGCCCTTTTTATTCGTATGATTTTTTTTGCCACATATTTTTTTTGTAATAACCAAGAAATGTATTTTTTGCTGCTAACCAATTTTTTTGACCTTCATCATTTATTGATTCATCTTTTTCTATTTCCCAATTTTCTATTTTAAATGGAATTATTTGCACAATTGGAGTGCCACGCTTTATTATTCCTTCAAAATCTTTGTTTAAAAAAAATGGATAATTGCCTCTACCGATAGTTTGGTCGGCATCAACGATTCCACTCAATGTTAAAAATGGTAAGTCAAAACGATTAAGTGGGTGAGTGGCTAAAAAAGAATATCCTTTTGGGGTTTTAAAAGTATAAGGTATACGCCAGTTATATTGGGAAGGCTCACATCCAAATGGAATTGGAATATTTTTTTCATCTAATGTTCTAACTCCAACTGGTTCAGGACTTCCTTGACCCCAACGCAAATAATGCCTACCTTTTTCATCACTTATTTTAACTTCAATATCACACCAAAGTTCAATGGTATATCCTGCCATCAAAGAATCTAAATAAGGATAACAAGATTTTACATTTTTATCTACTATATTAGATTCTGCATTGAAAGAATAGTTCCCATAATGTACACCTTTTATTTTTTTATACCATTCAGGAATATATTGTTTTGCAGGTAAAACATTGTTTAATGCTAAGTCGTTTGATGTGGCATATTTTAATTTATTAACTTTGTTGTTTAGCATTATTTATACTCTTTGTTTTGTCTAAACAATTTTTTATAGCCATCAAAAAAATTATTTCGCATTGCATAAACTTGATTTTTTGCTTTTAAATCATCTTCTTGTGTACCAAATTTTATTTCCCAGTCATCTCTTTTAAAAGGAATTACTTGAGCAATAGGTGTTCCTGCGGGAATCATTCCTTCAAAGTTTTTATTTTTCATTAAAAATGGAAAATTAACATTAGCGTTATAGGTATCTGTATCTACAAGACCTTCTAAAATTGAGAAAACACTTTCTCTATGAACTGGCGGTATAAATAAACAAGAGTATCCTTTAGGTGTTTGAATACCCCAAGGGTTTATCCATTTAGGAATCATAGAACCATCTGTATCAGGATAAGTAGGTGCCTGCCATTCAGGATGAAATTCTAATGGTTTCCCTTGGGGCCATTCAAACCAATGTGCATCGTCTTTTATAGATACATAAACATCGCAGTAACTAAAAATTATGTAACCCGCACTTATAGCATCAAAAACAGGCATACATTTTTTTATAGTCTGAGCAGTTCTACCTTCACCAGTAGGTTTCTTTTCACTGTTAGCGTATGTGGGCAGTTCTTTTAACCAACCTGGAAAAACATTTTTTGCTGGTTTAGGTTCAAACCCATCTAAAGGAATAGATAATGTATTGGTGAAGGTTATCTCCATTGTACTCCTTATTAGATTATGACCAGTTGTAATCTGGGTTCACAAAGGGATTTGGCCCTACATTTACCCATTTTTTCAACTCCTCATTGTATTCATATAAGTGAGTATTGTCAAATGGTTTTGCCGTAAATGGTACTTTTTGCCCATTTTCATCTACAAAACATTCACCATTCCATTTGCCACCAATGGTTGCTAGGCCAAATCTTTTGCACGATATTGCCTTTTTAGCCCCTGATTCAACTGCAAGAAAATTTGCCCATATATCATCATCTTTATCTAAAAGAATTACATTAAGGACATTATCTTCAGAATCAAGAAGGGCAAACACATAAACTTCTTCGTCTACATTTTCTATATTTTCCATATTATGCGTTCCTAACTAGTAGAACATATCCATTTACTCCAGCATCTGCGGCACTGTTATCGCTAGAACCAGTTCCTTTTCCTTTATTGGCGCCATAATAAGTGCCATCATATAGAATACCTAAATAGTTTCCTGTATTACCAGCCGAATTGCTACCGTTTCCTCCAGCGTTACCGCCGTTTCCTCCAGCCTCAACAACTATATTAAATTGATTGTTAGCAGAATTCTTCTGCCATCTTCCGCCGCCACCACCGCCCGAGCCACCTGCTCCGCCAGCACCAGCAGTATAGTTATTTAAATCTACAGTGGTTCCATTAGAACCTTTGCTTCCACCTGCAGCGTTAACAGCACCAACAGTCGTTGTTCCGCCAGCAGAATTAGTTGCCCCTGCGCCAACAGTTACAGTAACATTTCCTGTATTTACGGTTGTTAAGTTAGTTTCAGCATAATACCCTGAACCACCGCCACCACCACCAGCAATAGAGGTTGAGTTAAATCCATAATCAGTAGCAAAGCCTCCAGAAAGACCTCTATTTGATAATCCAGCCGAGCCACCAGCGCCAATTAGATATGCTTTATATGTAGCAGGATATGAACTTGGAGTCCATGTTCCACTTGTATTAAACTGGAAAACAGTAGCAGGTATAGTTACAGAATTTGAAGCAGTTGAGTCTGCACAAGTTCCATTAGCATTAGTTGCTTTTACTTTAAATGTGTAACTATTTCCAATCGTAAGTCCAGTAAATGTATGCGATGTAGAACTTGTTGAAGCCGCAGTCTGAGATGTTTGAGCGGTTGTTCCATTAAGGAACGGAGTAATTGTTATAGAAGAAAGCGGTTTACCGCCATTATCCCCATTGGTCCAAGTAACTACTACATCTGTGGTGGTGTTGCTTGTGGTTGCTGTGCCAATGGTTCTTACCTGTGGCAAAGTAGTTGCAGTAACTGCAGCAGCATTGGGCGTATTACCACTTGTTCCGTATGAGTTTTGAGCAGTACCAAATACTGTGTATGAAGTACCTGGCGTTAAACCCGAAATAGTAACTGTAGTACCAGAAGAATTACCACTATACCCGCCAACAGTAGTAAACGCATTGTATTGTAGAACAGCGCCACCATTAGTTGCTGGGGTAAATGCTATTGATAGTTTTCCAGCAGTAGCGGTCCAGGCATCACCAGTGGCTGCATCTGTTGGCGTAGCAATAGTTGGAGTTCCAGGTGAAGCAGAGCAAGGAACCCAAGCGGTGCCGCTATAGATTTCAAGAATTGTTAATGTACCATTGTAGAATAAATCACCAATAGCAGGACTGGCTGGTCTATCAGCAGTGGCTCCAGAAGGAATACCACTTTCTGCAGGAGGAAATTGCGAAATTGTCATTAGACTATCTCCACTCCGCTAATGTGAAAGTTAACAGCAGTAGTTGAAGCAGAGCCTTTGATGGTATCACTGGCATCTACAACCTGCTTTAAATCCACAAAGATAGTAGTTGCAGCATCAACTGCCACGCTAGATAGTATAGCCACATCGTCAAGTAATATAGATGCAGTCACTGCGCTAGTCGTAGTGTTGGTTACTCCAATGTTAGTTACTACCGCAGTAGCAGTAGCAGGGGTTGTATAGAGTGTTGTGCTTGTCGTTGCAGCGGCCCCCCTAAAGAGGACTTTAGATGTTACAGCCATTAGTTACTGTATCCTTTCCTAGTATGCGCCCATAATCGTCATGATTATGTCTGCATTGATTGTTGTATCAATAACTCCCCATGAAGGAGTTGTTCCATCTGTTGTTAGATATTTACCTGAGTTGCCATTTTGTGCTGGAAGTCCTGCGTAATACTCGCTAAATACAATATCAGTAGTTCCAATAACAATCGGACTTACTATTGTTGCGTTAATAAATGACTTATTAATATTTACTGTACCGCCAGAGCAGAATAACTCATCACCATTTTTTACTTCACCTGATGGGCTATT